TCACAGGCGGTGCTTGCGGATGAAATAATAAAACAGGTGACAGGCATCCGCGGCATTGTCATCGACAGGGACTATCCCGTAGCGGTTCTTGCAGGCCGCAATCATCTCTTCCTTGGTAGCCCGTCCGTTTCCCGTAGCCCACTTCTTGAGAGTCGCCGGGTTGATGAACTCCGGCTCGGGAATATCGGTTTCATCACATACCTCCAGCAGCACGCCCCGCAGTTCGGCCAGGCGTCTCATATCATAGAAGTGCCTGTTCATGGCCACATCCTCTGCCACGATATACTTGATGCCGTGTTCTTTGATAAATGCCATAAGCGTTTCCCTGAAAGAACCGTGCATCTTGTTGTCGTTGCGTCTTCTGCTTTCGGTGAAGTTCCAGGTCCCGGCCCCATGCAGGGAGAAATACCCTGTATGGGCAGCAATGTCAAGTGCCAGTACCTGTTCCCTGACCATTTTATCATTCTCCGATTCTCGATTCGCCATTCTCTTTCGTGATTACAAGTTTATGGGGATAACCTTCGGCCACGTTCCCATGAGACACCACAAGGACAGTCCCACCCAAGGCATTAAGGGCTTCAAACATGGCAGCCAGGCCAGCTTCGTCTACCGCTTCAAGGATCTCGTCAAGCACCAGCATATCCAGTCCCTTGCCGTCCTCGCAGTTGCAGTTCACAAGTTTCTGCATGGCAAGGATGGTCGCCAGGTTGACACGCGCCGCCTCACCGGCCGAGAACTTCCCGAAGGAACCACAGTCCACGCCGTCCCGGAGCAGCGAGATGGAAATTTTCTCCCGGATCTTTCCACTTTTTAGGACGGTATACCCGTCAAAGCGGATACGGATATCACTGCCTATATTTTGCAGGAATTCGTTGGTGATACGGCTCAATGCCTCCACTTTGGAATTGGCAAGATACGTTTTGAACTGTACGAAGCGTTCCTTTTGCACAACCAGAGTGCGAACCTTCTCGTCCAGCGCGAGTTTCTGCCCGGCCACTGCCAAGGAGCGCTTTTTCTCCTTTTCCAGGCTCTCTTTCAAGGAGTGCAAGAGATCTTCCGGCGAGGTGCTTTCCATTTCGCGGATGGTGCTTTGCAACGTGTCGATGGCACATTCCGCCGCGTGTATCTCTTCCGATGCCTTACGGATCTCCCGCTTGATGGCATTCTGCCGCTCGTCAATGAGTCCGAAAGCTTCGTCGAAGACTTTCCGGCGTATGCTTTCAATCTCATTCTGCAGTGCCGTGATGTCAGCCGTCGTCCGCCTGCGGCTGTAATCGGCTTCTTCGACGCTGCGGGTTGCGAGTCGGATTGCCCGCTCGTGTTCGGAAAGCCTCTGTTCCCAGTCGTTGCGCTCGCTTTCCATCATGCGTTTGTCGTTCCCCAGCCGAGCCTGTTGAAGTTCTGCAGCATCGGTCTCTTTCTGCTGATTCTCGATACGGGAGATAATTTCCGACAGATTGCTTTGTCTTAATTTCAGTTCTTTCATTCCGGCCTGAATGTCAAATCCGGGTTCTGCCACCAGAAACTCGTGTCCGCATCGTGGACACGAAATAGATCCAGCCAGCTTGTTTGACAGTTCGTCAATGCCCGCCGAAATGACCTTACGTTTACGGCGCAACTGTTCCATCCGTTCTGCGAGGTCTCCGAGGTCGGAATCCAGTTCCTGCAGCCTGCGGACAATCTCCCCGGAGCGGGTTTCATACAGCTCACAGAACGAGCCATATTCACTCTTGAAGCGGTTGTAAGCCGCCTCTTTTTCTTTCAGTTCCTGCCCGGCCTTGACAAGCGCCGCGTCAAGATTGGCGAGTTGCGCCCGGGCAATCAGTAAATCTTCCTTCCGGCTTTCTATTTGCTGATTCCAGTCCGTTCTCCGGGCATTGGGAAACATCGGCATCCACTCATCGATGCGGGCCAAACATTCTTCCAGCGAGCTTTCGCCCGATTCCAGTTCCTGTAGAAGCTCATCGACACGCCGTATCTCCTCCGCCTGCGCCGAGGCCGTGGAAACAATGCCGTTCAGTCGGCGAATCTCTTCCCGGCGGGAGGTGATGGAAGACTCCAAAGCAGCCAGACGCTCGCGCTTGGAACGCACATGAGCTTCACTTTCTTCTTCCTGCTTTCGGATTTGCTCGAGCAGCATCTCCACACGTCCATCCACTCCGGCCAGTTCAAGAGTTACCTTTTGGCGTTCTTCCTCCAATGGCTCAATGTCCCCATCAACGTGCGCAATGGCCTCGTCAACAAGAATCCCGTTTGAGAAACGGTTGATGATCTCCTTCTTCTCTTTATCGGAGGAAGAGAGGAAGTCTTCATAACGATATTTGGATAAAATAAAGTTATTCAGAAGTTCTTCCCGGGTGATGCCCAGTTTGTCCAGGATATAACGGTTATATGCATCCACGGACGGCTGTACTGCCTCGTCCGTGTCCACCTCCTTGCCGTCCCGCCAGAGCGTGCAGGCCACTGTTGAGGAACCCTTACGGGGTATTCGCCGACGTATGAGGAACGCCTCCTTCATTCCGTCATTCACCAGATGCAGCGTGACCGTACATTCTTCCGCCGCGTCATTGATAATCTCTTCCGTGCGTATTTTACGCAGCGGGCTTCCGGTGATGCCGACAGCGATACACTCCAGCAGGGCCGATTTCCCTGCGCCGTTCGACTGCTGGGAGTCATTGTCCCGGTTGTCGCCGAAAATCAGGGTTGTCACCCCCTGATGAAGTGTATAGTCCAGTTGGCGGAAAGCACACAGATTTTCGGCTTTTATGCTTGCTAATCTCCACATGGTCTTTCGATTTTTGATAGATATTCCAATCCAAGTTCCACCTCGTCAATCTGCTTTTCGCGGCAGAACTCCTCGTAAGTCTCGCGGATGCGATGGCTGTTGAACTTTTCAAAAAGGGAGGACGACGCGGCTTCGGGCGACAGTTCCTCGTCCGGGATAAGTTCCACCCGCGTGGCGCCCGCTTCGAGCAGAGCCGCTTTATCCACCGTCTTCATGGCTGCCTGAGGAGCATGAACGCGCACCTTCACCCTGTAACGTCCGTCAGCTTCAATTTCCCGAAGTTCGTCCATCAGGTGCAGCCCTGCACGCTCGGCCGTAACATCCATTACCCGGTAACGGATATTGGCCCTGTTCTTGATGAACTCGTGCGAGCCGTCTGAATAAATGAGCGTATAGCCCTTCTCCTCGTCTTCTCCGAAATTGTGCTGACGTGAAGAACCGATATACTCGATGCACGTTTTGGGAATGATGGTCCTGTTGTGGTAATGCCCCACGAATACCTTGTCAAACCCCGCGAAGATTCTCGTAGGCAGTTCCTTTTCCGAAGGTTGAGAAAGCGCACCATTGATACCCTCATGGATATAAAGGAAATTAAGGCGCCGAGGGTCGAGTGCTGCCTCCTTGAGCCGGTCCAATCTGGAGGTGAAGGACCCGTCCTCGGGAAAGTAACCCATCATGTGCAGCACGAACCGACAATCCTTGCCCACAGGCAACGACACGAACTCATCGCACACCAGCACATTGGGATGCTGGTCGAATACATGACAATATCCGCGTTCCGATTCCTGGTTCACCTTGTCATGATTTCCTTCGGCAAGGGTTATGTGAATGCCGTGTTCGGCAGCCGTAAGCAGAGCGTCGTGTACGGCCAGCAGGACATCAAGGGTCTGCGCGGCCCTGGCAAAGAAAAGGTCACCTCCGATGGCAATCTCTTTGACATCCATCTTCCTGCAAATATCCAAGGCCTCCTGCCAGTTGGCCTTGAATGCTGGAATGTTGTCTTTGGAAACATGTATGTCATTCAGCAATAAAAGGCAGGGATAACGGTCTTTCATAAGCGTATTGGAATAGGACGGGAGGTGTCAGGCCTCCCGTCGGTGAATAAATCGTGTTACTTATGAAAGGTTATCTGCGCCTTCTGGGGCGTTCGGTTCTTTCCTCTTCGCGGACTCTCTCGGGAAACTCCTCGTCCTCGGGCTCTTCCTTCTCTGCCGGAAGGGGTGACGGCCCCTCCATTTCCTGCTCTATCAGTTCGAGCAACTCGCGGTTGGTGGTAGAACGGGTAACGCGTACCGACAATCCTTCCTGTTCGATGTAGGCGCGAATCATGGCACGAAGTTCCTGTCCTTCCTCGGTCTTGTCGCCCAACGACTGGTCCTGGAGTTGTTCGTAACGGTCAAACAGATCGTCAAGGGCGAGGGCCGAACCTCCGTTCTGTTCGTTGTCCTTGTTCTCTTTGGAGCGACGGTCGAAGGAGAACGCTGAAGTGTCTTCCTTGGGCAGTTCGTCGGACAACGTCTGCACGGTCTGCTTCATCTCGTCCGTATCCATGAGATTCATGCCATAAAGCGCATCACACTGTTTGAGGAATTCTACGGTCGCCCCGAGATGATAACGAGTATAACGGTAGATGATTTCCGGGATGCGCGGCGCAGACATCAATACTGAAAGTTCTTCCCGGGTAAGCGGAACCGTATCGGACTCGTTGTCGATGGAGATGATGTATTCGGTCTTCGCTCCGTTCTTGCGTTTCTCGATCTCCACGGGATAGGCGTCATGCACGGACGAAATGGGGCAAGGATAGCTGGGGTTCTTGGAAAGTTTCTTGTTCCACAGTTTGAATTTGCGTTCGTCCAGATCCTTGAACTGGGCATGGGAAAGTGTCAGCATCTGGATGCCTTTGGCCCGTTCGTCAAGATTGAAAATATACAGACAATGTCCGTAGCTGTACTTGAGACCTCCGCCGAAAGAGCCTCCATCGATTTTCTCTGCCAGTTTCTCGTCACCGACATCCTTGGCCGCGGCCACAGCCATGCGACGATAAACATCAATCGGGTCGATGCTGTATCCTGCATCGGTAGCTCTGGTAACGGTCACATACATTTTCTGGGGTTTGTTCCCCGTTGTCGGTTTCTCCAACTCAAGCAGTAGCTGATGTACGGGGAATTCATAGCCCGGTCGTGACGGACTGCCGTCAGCATTGGGTGCGAGCGGAAGGATGCGTAAACGGTACACCCCGAACTTGTCCATGCGGAAAAATTCCGTGCGGGCAAAGGCTTTGTTTTCCTCCAAGGCGCGTTGCTGCGCCTCCTGGTACGACTCCTGACTTTTCAGGAACATTTCTTCAATCGACATACCTTCCATGCCGGTTGTCTTGTCCAAATCTTCTTGCATCGTTCGTAAAATTTATGGATTAAAAATGCCCGAAGCAGCGGCACGGATTACCCCTGCCGCCGGAATCTGGAACAGACGGACGGGTTCGGTTACACCGTCCGCATCAACTGATAAAATTGGGAGAAATGTCTCGCTGACCCTGCCTCCGGGAATGGAGGCTCATTTGACAAACTGAAAAGGCCTTGAATGACCTGCATACAAAAATAAACAAAGTGCTCAAATAACCAATGAATGTAATTAGATGTTTTGCATAAATCTAAAAATCAAAGGTTTATGAGATTGTTTTGGTCATATTTCTTATATTTTGCAGCAACCGTTCGCCTTTGGGCGAGTTCCTGGCTTCCTTGAGCAGCAGTTTCCTGTTCTGTTGGATGAAATACTCAATCTTGCGGCGGCATATACCCTCGTAATAGGTCTTCCGCCGGGGAGTAAGCACTTTCCCTCGGCGACAGAAGAGCCCGTTCCGGCTGTACTCTTCCAGGTACCTCCGGAACTTGGGCTTTCTGTATGAGGCATCCTTCGAGGCTCGCGCCACCGATTCGATGACGTGCCAGTCCGGCTCGAAGACAGATTGTGCGGAACACAGCTTTTTCAACACGAAGTAGACCACCGGCATCTCATAGCGGAGCATGAATCCGATCCGCGTCTGCTCGAAAGGGAACCGTTTAAGCGTCCCCTTCGGCCTTCCTTCTTCGGGTTTTCGAGGCTTCGGGGAGCTGACTGCCCGCGTCTGCCTGCGCCTTTTCTTCTTTCCTGCTTTCATCCTGTTCCACTTGACTGGTTGTTTGTTCTGCCGCCGGCATCCGCCGTTCGGCAATTCTTCTGCGACTTTCTATGTCGCGGGTTACATTGATTCGTTTCATCAGACAAAGTATGTAAAGTTAAGTTCAACATCGACGTTATACATGCCGCTTTCAAATAGTTGTACTTTCCGGGAACCTCCATAGATAGTGAAGGTCGATCCTCGGTTATACTTATGGTCGTCGTTCCATGTGGCAGCCGTACATCGTACACTGTATTTCGGAGGTTGAATTTTGTTGGGAATGAGAGCAATAATGCCTCCCCAGTTGCTTCCGTCCCGGCGAGCTGTATTGATATACCCCTGAATAGACACAATATTCCCGATCTGGCGGACGAAGAAACCACGGGTATCCGTACCGGAACCACTGTTCTCCATCTGCAGCCATCCCGTATCGGCAAGCAACGGCTGGTAATCTTCGGCATATGCGGCCCCGAGCGTGCGGCACACCTGCCGTTTGGCCTCCGTCGTGGCCAGCAGCAGATCCGTCAGCTTGCTGTCACGTCTCAGGTAATCGTTGACCACCTCATCCTTGGAGAGCACGTTCAGTTTCTCCCGGAGCAGTTGCAGAGCCTGTTCCGTGTTCTTGCCCTGAGAGACAAGATAGGTAATATAGTCCTGAAACAGCGACTCCACTTTTGCAAAGCGACTGTCCTGTTGGACTTTCGTGTACAGGTTCAGATTGGCCGCCACCGTGTTCTGTTCCGAGGCGTTATAGCCGGAAAGCAGGCGTTCAGCCTTGGTCTTCAGCTCCTTTGCCACGGCTGAAACCAAGGCATATCCCTCTACCTGGGAGTGTGACTTCTGCTCGTTGTCAACATAGGCGAAAGCGCCTGTCGTGATGGCTTGAAGCTTGTCTCGCAACTCGGCCGTGAAGACCACTCCCGAATAGGCCGAATCCGTACCCAGTTTTCCCGCCAGCAGATTGTCTATCTCGGAAATGGAATATACGTCGAGATTCTTACGGGCCTTCCCCTTGTCCTGCACATCCGAGAGATTTGAAGCCTTGGCCAGCTTCTGGTCTCCCGTCCCTTTCTTTTCCGCGTCCAGCGTATCCCGGACGGCGGCCTGTTTCCCGGCCTTGAGAGCCGCAGCCTCTTCGGGAGAGAGACCGTTTACCTCCTCGGCAGAAAGGTAGACAAGCTCCTTGAGACCTTCTGCAATCTTCAGGAAAACCGTACCTGCCTCCGTCTTGGAGTAGACCTCCAGGTTTTTGCGGGCGGCAGCTTTATCCATCACGTCAAGCAGATTCTCGTTCGCGGAGAGCTTCATTTTCAGTGCTTCGGCAACAGCGGCAGACGTGACGTAGCCTGTGCCGCCTTCGGTCAATTCTCCGGTCGTGATGGCCTCCAATTTCTTTCGGAAATCCGTCGTAAAATCCTCCGTGGAAAGCTGTTTTCCCTTGACCACATCCACCTTGCCCGCCAGCGCGGAAGTAAAGGCGGTCTGGGAAACATAAATATCCCCAACGGCCTTCCCGTTGATTTTCAATGTCCCGTTCACATCTACGGCGCCGAAGGGATAAAGAACGATGTCTCCCAGCGTATTGCGGACAATAAAGCGGAATGAGTCTGTGGTATCATAGCCGAGCGAGGCAATATCCGCCGAAGCGCTGTCTTTCCAGGAGACCAGATTGACAAGCCGCATATTGTCTTTCGTGTAGGCCGTATTGCGGATTTCCACACCTCGTCCCGCACTGCTTACGGTAAGCAGTCCTCCGACAGTCGTGGACGCATCCTTGCCGGATACAAGTAAAAGGGG